AAGAGCAACAGGCTACGCTCTGGCAAATCATTGACCCCTAAAGGGGTTTTTGTTATAATCTAGCTATGGACTCTAAACAGATAGGACGATTCTGGAATTACGTTGAAAAAACAGACAATTGTTGGTTGTGGAAGATAAGCTGTAACTCAGATGGTTATGGAAATTTCTTTTACAATAATAAAAATCATAAGGCGCATAGAGTTTCTTATGAACTTAGCATAGGAGATATTGAGAAAGGTTTGCAACTAGACCATTTGTGTCGCAACAGGAAATGCGTGAACCCAGAACATCTTGAACCAGTTACGCAAGCAGAAAATTTAAGACGTGGCATTTATTATCAGAAATTGAAGACTCATTGCCCTAAGGGTCATCCTTATAACGAAACGAATACTCGTGTAGATAAAAACGGTTGGCGTAATTGTAAACAATGTGCTAGAAAGAATAGCTAGCCTCTTGAAACTAACCACCTTGAAATACAGGTGGTTTTTTATTTACACTATACAAAAGTAAGTATTAGTAGTATTCTATACTCACTATGGCAGAGCAGGAAACTACAACTCAAGCCGACATCTCTAGACCAGTTGGACGGCCATCTAAACTCACACCTGAGATTATTGAAGAAGGGTGGAAGTATCTTAACGAGCTTGATGTAAGTGTATATACATTGCTTCCTACTATCGAAGGGCTAGCTATTAAGTTAGGTATTTCACGTGAAACAGTATACCAATGGGAGAAAGAAAACGACCAATTTTCTGACATCGTTAAGAGACTAAAAGCAGACCAAGCAGAGAAATTGATACAGAACGCCCTTAACAACAGATACAATGCTTCGATTGCTAAACTCATACTTAGTGGTAAACACGGTTACGTAGAGAAGAGCGAACAGGACGTTACAAGTGGTGGAGAGAAGATAGAAACTAACACGATTGTATTTAAAGACTTCAAAAATGATTCAAGAAGTTAGTGAAGTATATAAGCCGCTATTCACTCAAAAGCCCCGCTACTTCATTCTGATGGGTGGTCGTGGGGCAGGACGTTCTACAGTTGCTTCACAATATGCTAATGCTAAGCTTATAGCCTCTGAGTATTTTCGCTGTGCCATAATGCGCTATATTCTTAGCGATATTCGTAACTCCATTTTTAGAGAGATTACAGACCGAGCAGAAGAGAACGGTATAGATGATAAGTTACACATTAGTGATATGACCATTGAGTATGGTTTAAACAGCATTAATGCTGTTGGCTTTCGGAAGTCAAGTGGTGACCAGAAATCTAAGCTCAAGTCACTAGCCTCTTACAACTGCGTAATTATTGAAGAAGCGGATGAAATACCAGAAGATGATTTTGTGCAGCTAGATGACTCATTACGTACAATGAAAGGCGACATTACTATTATTCTTCTTCTTAACCCACCGGCAAAAGACCACTGGATTATAAAGCGATGGTGTAACCTTGAGGATAGCGAACAACCTGGCTTCTATATACCAACTTTGAAACCGGAGATAAAAGATACTGTTATCATAAGGGCTGATTATCATTCAAATGAAAAGAATATAGCACCAACTAGTGTTACTAAATACGAAGAGTATAAAATAAGTAAACCTAGTCATTACTACAATATGATTAAGGGATATGTCCCTGAAACTGTACAGGGGTTGATATACCCTAACATGCAGATTATTGAAGAGTTACCCAACGAAGCTCGTTTGAAGCGTAGGGGATTGGACTATGGTTATACAAATGACCCTAGCGCCATTGTTGATGTATACGAATGGAATAATGCTTATATTTGGGACGAAGTACTTTACAAAAAAGGTATGAGTAACAAAGACCTAGCAGACGTTATTAAGATGCAACCCGAACAAGTATTGCTCATACCAGACAGTTCGGAGCCCAAGAGTAATGATGAGTTGACGAGTTATGGTATAAACCTAGTTGCCGCACAAAAAGGCCAGGGGAGTGTAAATTTTGGTATACAGAACTGTCAAGAAAAAACCATATACATTACTCGGAGGAGCCTTAACCTCATAGAGGAAAAAAACAACTACGCATGGATGATAGATAAAAAAACAGGTGAGACAATCAACACACCAATTGATATGTGGAATCACGGTATGGACGCAGGAAGATACGCCATGGAATCGTTGAAACCGAGTACCGGGACACCACGCATAAAGACGTCTGCCTGGGTGGCTCGAGCTAAGCACAGTAAGCCCTTATAAAATGCTATTGCTAAACTATATAAACTATAGCATTATAGACGTACAAGGAGTTTAATGCCTAAATCTAAGAAAATAACCACTCGTAACGCACAATTAGACAAGACTATGAAGCGTTTTAACGACTCTTGGAATTACGCTAAAGACTCATGGCACTATAGATGGGAACGGGATTGGAAATTATATAACAACCAACGTGTGCAACAAGCATATGAGGGTATTACTAATACGTTTGTCCCTATGGTATTCTCTACAGTTGAGACTATTGTTACTGCTCTTAGCAATTCACGACCACGCTTTGATTGGACACCGAACGACCCAATGCAACAAAAGGAAACAGACGCCCTTAACTCGCTACTTGATGACTTCTGGGACGGCGACCGGTGGGACGAGAAGCTTGAAGGTGCCGAACGACAGAACGTATGTTTAGGCACTGCGCCTCTATTCTTCTATTGGGATATAGACCGCCCACGCATGGTTCACTTTTCTATCCGTGACGCTATTGTAGACCCAACAGCCACTTCTCCTGAGAACTTAGGCTATGCTGGCCGACGTTACCTCACGACACTCGACGAACTTAAAAGCTATGAATATGTAGACAGCGACCCTGAATCTGACACGTATGGTGAAATGCTCAAGAGGTTTAAGCTTCCCACTAAGGCAGAGATTGCAGCGTTCAAGCACGATGATACAGACCAAGACGTAAAGAACATGTTTATGGGTTCTACTATGCCAGAGGCTTCTGAGTATCAAGTAGAGTGTCTAGAGATATGGGACTATGACCGAGTAGTAACAGTGCTTAACCGAGCGTTCGTCATTGAGGACATTGAGAACCCTTACCTCGTACAGTCTCGACAACGTGGCGATAAGAACCCTAAGGGTCTATTACCGTTTGTATTCCTCCGTAACTACACAGATGTATCTTTGTTTTATGGTAAGAGTGATGTAGAACCTATCGCTTCACTACAAGAACGTCTCAATGACATGGATAATCAAGAGGGTGATTACATCATTAAACAGCTTGCCCCACAACGATGGCTCGACCCTGTAAATGAGGACTGGTTGGACTTAATCAATAACGACCCCGATACTGTGTATCCGTTTAAAGAGAATACAATGGGCTACTACACGCCACCTATTCTTCCTGCTAATTCATTCAATGAACGTATGAACATCAAGAACGAAATACGTGAGACAACTGCTATCGACCAAATCGCCAAAGGTGCTGCGAACATCAAAGACGCTACAGCTACAGAGGTCAAGGCGCAACTTAACCAAGCTTCACAACGTATTGAGATTAAAGCTCGTAACCTAGAGCGTGGACCGTTCTTCTACATGGGTCAACTACTATTCCGTATGATTCAGTTGAATATTACCGAGCCTATGGTAGTACGTGCGACTGGCCAACAAAGTACTCAACCGACAGAGTTTGAAATGCCTAACGGTGAAATGCTTAATCTACCAGCTGACACACTTGTGTTCGACCCAGACGAATATACAGGGGACTGGATACCTAATGTTACTCTTGAGATTGACTCAGAACAGAAGAAAGAGCAAAGTAAGCAACAAAACTTACAAGCGTATCAGATTCTTATACAAGACCCAACTAACAACCTGGCCGAGATTAAAAAGATATTCCTACCTAAGATATTCGACCTAGACCAAAAAGACATCGACGCTATTATCACACCGCCAGAGCAAGACCTTACGGCAGACCCAGGGGCTATAACGGAACCTGTTGACCCTGCATTAGCAGGCATACCTCCTGTACCGGGAGTGGTGTAATGGCTGAATCACTGGCATTAGCTAACGAGGCTGTTACATTCTCTCGTTCAGAGTTCGGGAAGCACTACATTGCCCGCTTAGAGCGTGTGCGAGATGACTACCGCAAAAGGGCTGAGGATATACGTGCTACTGAGTCTGAGAGCCGTGCTTTTTCACTCAAGGCTTCGGCTTATGAGGATGAGATTGGTTATTTCCGTACTGCGACTGAGATTGTAACAAACCCTAGCATTGTAAAACGTCTGACGGATAAGCTAAGAGCCAAAGGAGATTCATCGGTTTAAGAGTTGCTATTGGGGTGTGACAAATATATAAATAATTACCGTCCTGTGATTATGTTGCACCTCATTAGCACCCCTTAAAAGGTGTAGCAAACAATTAAAGGAGCAATTATGCCAGAAGAATCTACAAGCCAAGTAGACGAACCTGTGATTGATACGGCCGTCGAAGAGACACAAGCTGTTGAACAGAACGTCGAAACGCCAGAAACAACTGAACAACAAACCACCGAAGAATCATCTAACGAAGAGCCTGAGCTATCAGATACCTCAACAGAAGAAGATTTAAGCGAATGGGCAAGCAAGAAAGGTATAGACCTTACAACCCCAGAGGGACAGGCTAAAGCCTTGAAATCTATGCGGGAATCTGAGAAAGCCTTTCACGCCAAAGCACAGCAAGCAAGTGAGTTAGAAAAGAACCTTACACAATCGACTATCGACCCTGACGCAAGCCGAGCGGAACAAGCCTATGCTATCGCCCAGCAATTGCAAAATGAAAAGATTATCCGTGAGTGGAAAGAATCTAACAACGTGACACCAGATGAAGATGAAGCCATGGGGCAGTATGCGAAAGCAAACCCTCGTGCCGCAGAACTTCTTATGAATGGTAGCCTCACACTTGATGAATTTCGTGCTATTGCAGTCCCAGCGCAGAGGATAGATAAAGACGCTATCAAAAAAGAAGGTGGCAAAGAAGCCCTAGAATCGCTTGCAAATAAACAACGTGCTACAGCGGTAAAAGGTAGTGCAAGTAGCTCACAGAGCTCGACAAGCCTTACTAAGGATAATGTAGAGCAATGGTATAGCACGC